TAAAAGTCGAAATGCGACAGACCTGGATGGGCGACCACTCGGAATGGATGTTGCCACATATTCAAGGCATGGAGGCTGAGATTCACAACGGAACTTGGCCATGAAAGTCACCGTAGTCTTTGTTCGTGTCGTAACTAAGCCGGAGTATCAGCATGGAGAGATTCGTTGGTTGAACTCATATTACAAATATAAATCAGGTTACGATCATAATTTGGCTGTTATAGATCGTTATGCAGAAAGCCCAGAGAAGTTCCTTAGACCAGTAGAATATTACAGGTATGACGGAGGTGGTTGGGACTGTGGAGCGTGGCAGTTCGCGGGACGTGAGATCGACGCTGATCTACTCGTATGCTTCAACTCAAGTACTTACATCACCGGAAATGATTGGCTGATACGATTCGTGCAAGCTGTAGAAGAATACGGAGATGGACTTTACGGACCATTAGCTTCTTACGAGATTCAACCGCACATCCGAACTCCGTGCATGATTTTCCAACCGCATGTGGTTCGTGGTTATCCGCATGAAGTGAAGAGCCGGGAAGACACGTACCGTTTCGAGGTATTCGGGTTTCCACCGGAAAACATCAACTTCACGCAATGGGTTAGGAACAAGGGGTTGCAAACACGATTGGTGACATGGGATGGCGTTTACGATTTACCCGACTGGCGTAAACCGGACAACATCTTCAGACGCGGCGACCAAAGTAACCTGATCGTGAAAGATAGACACACAGAGGCTTACTCAGTTTCGGATACAGAAGGAAAAGCACGACTTGAAGGGCTGGCGGACGGAAAATGAAAATGATTCAATATCATCTGTACGATGGTGGAATTTGGTTCCGAGTATTCGGTCACGGTCTTTCGATTGTCGATAAAATCAAGCATCCTCCTTTATTCTCGGAACGAAACGGATACAGAAAAGTTTTCAGAATCGGGAAAATCGGAGTCAAGTATCTTCGACCAATATGAGATTTGCTTACGGTAAAGGCGCATTCGTGAATGGTCATAAATGTTTCTGTTGCGATGAAGAATTGGTCCCACTGATCGACTTCGGTCCAATGCCATTGGTCAATACCTATGAAGTAAAAACTAAGTATCCGTTGCAGGTAAATCGGTGCCCCAAATGTTACCATCTGCAACTTCACGAATACGTTGACCCTGAGATTCTGTATTCCTACTACACGTACTGCTCTGGAACTGGCAGAACCGCACTCGATTACTTCAGGGACTTCGCCCGAACCGCAGTTTCGTACGTTCCCAAAGCTCAGACCGTGCTGGATATTGCCAGCAATGATGGAACGCAACTTGACGCATTCAAAGCGTTAGGACTTAAAACGCATGGTGTCGATCCTGCTGTGAACCTATCCAAGATTGCAGCCGCGAAAGGACACACGATTCACGTTGGATTTTTCGAGAGCGTGAGCGCGGATGAAGATAAACAAGAGTTCGACATCATCACTGCTCAGAACGTAGTCGGTCATAGCATCAGACCATTGGATTTCCTGATTAACTGCAAGAACGTGATGCACGATGAATCACGACTGTTCATCGCAACGTCTCAAGCCAACCTGATTGTAAACGGGGAGTGCGACACGATCTATCACGAGCACGTATCGTACTTTAACGCTCACTCAATGCTGAGACTGGCCGAACGTGCTGGATTGGATGTGATCGACATTATCATGCACGACATTCACGGTACAAGTTACGTGTTCGTGCTTGGAAAACAGTCTGGACCTAGACTCCCGTGGACAAGTCACAACCGTGTAAAAGCTAGACTTGAATGGGAGCAGTCCGTGGGAATGATGTCGCCACCGTTATATCATTGGTGGAAGTCTCATGTTCGAGACAAGATTCATCGCGTAGGAAAAACCATTGAGGACTACAGGAGAGACGGATATTACGCTGTAGGTTGCGGAGCTGCGGCAAAGGGAATCTCAATGCTTAACATGGCACGGGTAAAAGTGGACGTAATCGTGGACAACACTCCTACCAAATGGAACAAGGAAACGAGCGATATGAAGATCATACCGTTCGATGAGATCATCCTTATGAATCAGGACAAAATCTTGTTCGTGATTCTGGCATGGAACGTTGGGTCCGAATTGCGTTCAAATATCCTGAAGTTGCGCGACAACAAGAACGACGTGTTCATTGAGACGCGATGATTAAGGAAATTAAAGATTGGCTGTTCAATGAAAAAGAATGGCGAGAAATACAAGCAATGGACGACCTTCATCTCAAATGGGAGTACGTCAGGATGTTGTCGGATTCGCAGAACGGTTTGTATAACACTCGAAGATTTCGACGTATTTGCATGAGAATGGCCGCGAGATTCGAGGCACAGCCCGACTTTGAATAAATGAGTGATGTTGAATTTGGTATCGACTGGACTAAGATGGCCGGAAAACTCGGTCAGAAATACATTCCACCAGTTCAACGACACGCTTTTTGTGCTTATCACAACGTAGGAAACGGAGCGTTTTGGCATCGTAGGGAACGGATTTCAGCGTTTTGGCCTGATAATTACGAATCTCACGAATGGTCTGATCGTAGATTGAGGAGCGGGTGCAACCATAATTGGGTTGGTTGGGCGGGTCCAGGTGGATGCGGGAAGACCACAGATGCCGCCGTGCAAGGTTTAGAATGGTGGCTACAGGCTCCTGACAGGACAGCCGTAATAATGTGTTCAACTACGATGAAGATGCTCAGGAAACGAATCTGGGCGCAAGTGGCGCACTATCACCAGAGTTTGCCGACAATAAAAGGTGCGTTCTACGGCGATTTAATTGATTCGGATACGATGATCCGATGGAAAAAGGGCGATACTAAGAATGGTATTTTCGGGATGGCGGTCGAGGAAGGTCCGATTGACGAGATCGTGAACAACCTAATTGGCATCCACACCCACAGAGTTTGGCTGATGTTGGACGAGCTTCAGGGTGTCAGGGAGGCGATTATTAAGGCAACACGGAACATGGCTAAAAATCCCGTGTTCAAGTTCACCGGGATGGGAAATCCTGAGAGTCAGGACGATCTTTTGGGGAGAGTATGCGAACCGATTGGTGGCTGGGGATTGTTCGATGAGGATGTTGATTCGTGGGAAGTCAATCCCGGTCCAGTAAAAGGAAAAGGATGGTGCGAACGGTTTGATGGTCGGAGAAGTCCTGCTGTTTTAGATACTGAATTCGCTCTTCGCAATCCGTGGATGATTAACCAAGACCAGATCGACAACGATTTGCGGAGCGTAAAGGGGAACGAAAAAGATCCATCGTATTGCAGTCAGACTTTGGGGCTATGGCCGAGAACGGGACTTGAATCAACGGTTCTTGATCTCCCGATTATTGAAAGGTTTAACTGCCGTGAAAAGGCTATTTGGACTCATGGATTTACAAGGGTTGCCGCTCTTGATCCAGCGTTTACAGAAGGTGGCGACAAAAAGATTTTGCAGTTCGGGAGAATGGGGGAAGTCCACGATGAAGAAGGGAAACGTTGGGTGATAATGCTGGATGAAACGATTGATGTGCCAATCGACGGAACAGGATCGAAGCCCGTTGAATATCAGATTTTGGAGTTTTGCCGTGACGCTTGCAAACTTAAAAGTATTCCGCCATCTAACTTCGCAAGTGATAGTAGCGGGATTGGTCGCGGGTTGAAATCGGTTTTCGACGTTGAGTGGGGAGAAATCGAAGGGGTGGAGTTTGGAGGGAAACCGACTGATCGACCCGTGGACGAATCCGATCAGAAAAAGTGCGATGAAGCGTACGACAGAATGAGCACCGAACTGAATCTTGCTGTCCGAACTTTCGCAATGGCGAATGGACTCAGGGGATTAGGGAAAGAAGCTGAGTCACAGTTCTGCGCTCGAAAGACGATCTACAAAAACAAGAAGACGGTAGCTGAAAAGAAGTCGGACATGAAACTCCGTACTCAGAAAAGCCCGGATGAAGCTGATGCCGTGGCTATCATGGTTGAACTGTGCCGAAGAAAAGGGGCAGTCGCATCGGCAATCGGTGGTACGGTAAATCGGGAACCTCAAGTCCCAGTGTATCGTCACGATAAAGACGAATACTCATCCGAAAATTACCTCACGTTTTACGCTCTCAATTAAATTATGACATGGGAAGAAATACCGCACGGTTTCTGTTTGATGAGGATGCTTCACGAACGTACCGGTAAGCATTGCTATCACCTTCACCTAAAAGTTAATGACGGGGAATGGTTTGAGCAAATAAACGTACCGGCGAATTCTCAAGAGTCTTGCGAGACAATAGGAGTCAATCGTGATTTCTGGGAGTGGGCTGAGAAAAATCTACCAATCTACGATCATCAAAAACCAGTGAAATCGGCTCATGCTTAAACTGCGACCATCGTCGGTCACACCTCCAGACAAACTGCGTTTTAAGTTCCACGACGGACACACAGAACACGCTTTCGCACGTGATGAGTGGAGGGAAAAAGTTGTGAAGTACGCCACCGACAACAATTATCCCGTCCCGACTGTAGAGGAAATGGAAGATCAGCTTTGCCGAACTCTTTCCGGTGAATGGTGCAGTGGTGGAGATGAGTACTCGTTCGTTAATAATCGGTTTACGATGGACGATTTTCTACGAGGGATGACAACGCTGGCGAAGTTTTTCGTTAAAGACGAAATTGTATCGCAAGATGTAGCCGAATCTCGCTCAACGATATGTAGCAGATGTGTTCTGAATATGGACGTGCCTGGGTGTCATTCATGCACAGGCATGGTGGACGCGGTGATGCAAATCAAGGGAGCCAAAACGACCAAGCATGATCATCTCTTGAAAGCGTGTGGGATTTGTCATTGCCATAATTCTGCTGCCGTGTGGGTTCCGATAGAAAGACTGGCTAAAAGCACGACGCCTGAAATGCTTGAGAAGTACAAAAGGGTCGGTGAGTGCTGGAAAAATGAAATTGCCAATTCAAACGAAGTGGCGTAAACATCGAAGCGGTAAACCTTGGCTACTGATCCCGTAACGCAGACGATAGACCCGCCTCTGGGATTACTCGGTCTGTCCACTCCTGACGCTAAAGCGCCGGATAGTAGGCTTCAGAATGGTCACGATGCTCGCAGACTTCTTTGGGCGTGCTTAAACGAGGATACTATGGGTGGACGTTCGTTGGAACGTGCCATTGTCAAAGGATTGGTGGACGGAAATCCACCGTACAACGATCAGAAGAAAAACGCAGAGGGTAGGGGTTGGGAATGCAACCTAAATTTCATGGAGGGACAGGCGATCATGGATTCCTCTGCTGTCCCGTATTACGCGCTGTTCGCTAATGTTCCGTACTACTTTGATTGCAGAACCAAGTTTCAACCGGATAATCCAGATCACGAAACGTGGAACTCCAAAATAACAGCAGGGTTCGATAAACTCCTGAAGGGTTGGAAGCAATTTAATTGGAATGTTCAAAACGTTTCGTACTGGATGCGGCTTCATGGAATCGGTCACGCTTTCTTTGATAGGGAAGGTGATTGGCGTTTCAGGGCTATCGAGACAGGATCAGTATTAGTCCCAAAAGGTAGCCCAAGTTGCGTTGATGGCAGACTGCCGTTCATCATTATTCGGATGGCGTATCGAATCGTGGAACTATATGACTGGATTAAAGACCCCGATGCCGCAGAGAAAACGGGGTGCAACGTTCAAGCGATCAAGAACGCCATCATGTACGGGATGAAAGGTCTTGCACCGGCAGGATCGAATTGGTGGATGCAAGGCTGGGAGTATTACGAGCGATTGATTAAGAACAACGATTTATGCGTGTCGTTCACCGATTCAGACTTGGTTTTCTGTTCGCATATTCTCGTTCAAGAGTTCGCTAAAGTCGGGAAACCGAAGAAAATTAGTCACTTCATTTTCACCGAGCACGAAGTTGTTGATAGAGGCAGTCAGCTTAACATAGACGACAACTCGAAAGACAAATCGTTTTTGTTCGCCGACCCGAATTCTTACGATAGTTTCGATCAATGTTTGGTGTCATTTTTTCAAAACACAGGGGACGGAACATGGCATTCAGTTCGTGGTTTGGCGATGAAAGCGTTCAAGCATTTGGAAGTCTCTAATCGCTTGAAATGTCAGACTGTAAATCGAGCTTTCCTTGACTCATCTCTCATCATTCAGCGAGGAACTGGACGTAATAATGAGCGTACTTCTCTTGTGGTTTGGGGTTCAGTGGTAACGGTTCCAGCGAACGGAGAAATCAAACCCATCACAGTGCAGGGTGGA